AAAGGTTATCCATTTCCCGTAGGGCTGCGCCAATCTCCTGCAAAAGTTCCCGCCCGGTAATGAGGCGTGCCAAGCCCAAGGTGTGTTGCGGGTACTTGGTTTGCTTATCAAACTTGCCAAAGGCCATTTGGGCTACCTCGCGGATAGGCTCGGCAATGCTCAACCGGTCATAGCCGTAATGCTCGCTAAGCATTTGCGCCAAGGTGGTTTTACCCGTACCCGCTTTGCCCATAAAGGCTATTGGCCGTAGGTGCTCGCTCATTGCTGCGCCCTCCGCAAAATCTCGCCTAGCGCTAAGGGGGTAGGGGGTTTCTTTTCTGCTCTCTCTCTGCTCTGCTCTATACCGTCAACCCCTTTGGTTTTCGTGCTCAATCTGGCTAGGTAATCCCGTTGGCGCTTGCTCGACGTCGGGTCGACCTGGTATCGAGCGTAGTTCGAGATAAGCACGGCGCCCTCGCCACTTTTGCTAAGCAGCCCGGCTGCTAGTAGTTGCGGGATAGCCCGCCCGAGGCGCGCGCCGATGCAATGGCGTAGGTGCTCAACGCTCTTAAACTGCCCGCCGTTGCGCAACTGCTTGGCCTCGGCAATGGCAACGATAAAAGCCCTAAAAGCGGTGTCGCTAATCTGGCTAATAGCCTCGTCCTTATGCGCGTTTACTTCCCATTTAATCCATAAACCCATAAACCCTCCTCCGGTATTGGTGGGGGGCGGCGTAACCCGCCACCGCCCCCCAAGCGATAACTAAAAGGGCAACGCTTCTAGGTCGTCGGTGCCCTGGGTACTAATCGGCTCGGTTTGCTTGGCTACCCACTCAATGCTGGGCTTACGCTTGCACCATTGGCCGTCGGTTTTGCCGCTGCACGCCCAAAAGGGGTTATACGGCTTGCCCGTTGCCTTGCTTACGCCGCCCGGCTTTTTAACCCAAGGCTGGCCGTGCTCTGGGCAACTATCCGCACCGAAAAGTTCCATAGCGGCTTTAAGAACCACCGTATCGTGCCCCGCCGTAGGCTCGGGTGCCCTCGCTACAATGCCCGTAGGGGCGGCAACGCGCCCCGTAGGCGGGTTCTCCTTGGCATAAAGGTACCTGGCTACCCCAAAAAGGCTTGCGCAACGGCGCAATGCATCGCTCGCGGCTTCTTTAAGGCTCTCGCCGCTACCGCCGGTTTCGTAGCCGTAGTCGGCCCTAATGGCAACGGTGCCGTCGCCAAACCGCACGTGCAGGGTGCCCTTAACGGCGTTAGTATCCCCGACCTTTTCGACCTCAAAATCCCAAGCGTTTACCCCTAGCACCTCATCGAGCCGCGCCGCAACGGTGCGGGCATCAACCCAGGTAAGGTCGCGCCCGCCTACCCCTGGGCGGTGCCGGATAACCTCGGGCGGGAACGGCGCCGATAACGCCGCCAAAATCTCGCTGTGCTTACTCATTGCGTGCCTCCAAACTTGGTACCGCGTGCAGGTGTTTTTGGGCAACCCGCTTATAGCCCCGGCCGCTATCTGCGCCAATGGCCCAGCCATCGGTTGCAGCAATCCAGCCAATAACGTCAACCACCCGAAAACCCTCCTCGGGTAGCGGGTAGGCTAACACTACAAACCTGTTAAGTGCAACGTCCTTTTCGCGCACTACTAGCCCGTTATCGGGCTTACGTACCCGCTTAACCTCGATACGCTCGCCGCAATCGGGCTCCTCGGCGTGCCGCCAATGCTCGGCCGCTGGCCATACCCCGGCATGCCATGCAACCCCAAAGGCTTTGGCAACCGCGCACTCGCCCGCCGCGGCGGCAAAGGAGGCGGTTTCATCGTCCTCCATTTTATCGCGGTCGTAATAGGGCTTGTCGGCTACGCCTCGGTTAGCAGCGTTGCGCCCATCGCCTACCGCCTTAGCCTTTGCCAACTCATCGGGCGTAAGGGTAATGAGTACCCCCCTGGGCGCATAGCCGCTAATCATTAAGCCCCCCATCGCGCACGATAAACCGCCGGCTACCCGCGCGCTCCTTGGTAAACCGCGCGAGGGCCTCGCCGTAGGTATCGGGTGCAATGCCCTGCAAACTCTCGGCTAAGGCTCGCCAATCGGTAACGGTGCTTGGGCGGGCTTGGCGCCAATACACCGTCCACCCCTCGCCCGTTAGCCCCGCCTTTTCGGCAATCGCCTCCTTTAACACCATCTCCAAGGCATCGCGCTTTTGCTCTAAAAAGTGCAACTCGGCGCTGGTTTCTTGGTATTGCCGTAGCACCCGCTCGTGGGCCTCATCGGCAACGGCAAACTCCTCCGTGGCTTGGGGCGTAGCCTCGGCGTAGGCCATGGCATCGAGCGCCTCTAAGCCGGGCGGGGTGTTTGTATCTACTAACTCTAAAAAGCGCTCGCCCGCGGCTTGCATGGTTGCCCAAAGTGCGGGGTCAAACTCTACGCGCTCAACCTTAAAAACCAGCCCGCCAAGCAGGGCGGCAACGTCGCACCAAGGCGCGCCAACTATGCCCATTTGCCAAGTGGTTTGCAAAACTACCTCGGGCGGTACCGGCCAGGTGCTCCAACGCGGCGAGGCGCTGGTTTTAATCTCAACGATGCCAGGGCTACCCGCAATGGTGCGGTCAAGGCTTGCCATAAACCGCGGGTTAGTTTTAAGGCGTACTACGCCATTGCTTTTACGCAACTTAACGCCGCGCTCCTGCTCATACCAAACCCCGACGGCATCTTCAAGCAATACGCCCCGGTTGGCGGCGGCGCCTACCTTTTGCGGCGCAACCTTGCCCGTTTTCTCGGCCCATAGCCCGTAGGGCGTTTTATAGGGGCTTACCCCCATAACGGCGGCCATGTCGCTAGCGCCAAGCCCTCGGCGCCGTAGTTCGAGCCACTCGGGGCTACGCTGGGTTGCCTTTACAAACTCATAGCGCTTACCCATTATTTGCCTCCTCCCGCCAATGGCGGTCTACGTGCATAAGCCGCTCCCCAATCCATTGGGCAACCGGCGCAACAACCCCATTACCGCAACAACGGTAGCGGTGGCTATCCAAACCAGCGGGGTATAAATCGGGGTTTTCTGGCATTACCCTTTTGGCGCTATCTACCAACGTAGTAGGTATTTTATTGCGCCTACCGCCTTTGCTTGGCGCGGTTAAAGTCATTGCTACGGCCTGCGCGCCCGCACTATGTGCAAAACTTTGCGCGTAGTCCTTGGTTACGGTTGCATTGCTGCAAAAAGCGGAAGGAAAACTCCATACGGCTAAGTTTTCGCTACCGCCGCCAATGTCGCCCCCGCTTGACTTTAAGGTTGCAGCGGTTTGGGTCATTTCGTATTGCCCAAAACTCGTTTTGCGCGCCACGTTTTGCTTATCGTCCACCCATCGGGCCAACCCATTAGCCGCTCCGTTTCCAACGGGGTTAGGCGGCGTACCGATAATGAGGGGCTCGTCGACGGTGCTGCCAACCCCTTTGCCAAATCGGCCGGTAAGCGCCCCAGCGATTCCAAGGCCGTCCTCAACTCGGGCGGTAGCACCTTGCCGCGCCTGCCTGCTCGGCGCAAAATGCCTGTTGCAGCCTTCGCACTCAAAAAGTACCTCGCCGGCGCGGTCGGTTCCAAAACTTGCGACAATAAACACCCTACGCCGCCTTTGGGCGACTCCGAAAAATCGCGCGTCCAAAGTTCGCCACGCCACGCCATACCCGAGCCCTTCCATTTCATAAATGAGCCTTCCGAAATCGCGGCCTTGGTTGCTACTAAAAAGCCCTGGGACGTTTTCCAGCACCAGCCACCTTGGCCTTCGCTGCTCGACCAAATCGAGATAGGTAAAGGCAAGGCTGCTACGTTTTCCTGCAAACCCTGCGCGCTTTCCGGCAACGCTAAGGTCTTGGCATGGGAAACCGCCCGACCAGATTTCGGCCTCGGGGATTTCATGAGCGTTTACCTCCGTAATGCTGCCTAGGTTTGGCGCCCCAGGGAAGCGCTCCGCTAGTACGGCACTAGCGTATGGGTCTATTTCGCAAACACTTACCGTAGTTATGCCGGCGCGCTCAAACCCGAGGTCAAGCCCGCCAACACCGCTAAAAAAACTAGCGTGCCGCATAGGCCCCCGCCCGCCTTCGAGCATTGCGCCCGTCGGTACGCTCGCAATAGGAACACTCGCCGCACCGCACGGGGTTTGCCAATACCGGGCGCTGGCATTTGCCGCACCAAAGGGTACGTACGCATGGCCGCGTTTTGCCAATCCCGTTAAGGCTGCGCGGGTTGCATAGGTGGGCAATCGTGCCCTCGCCGCTCATCGCCCGCCCCGCAAAATCGTTACCAGGATTATTAACCCAATGAGTATGAGGATTTGCGCCGTCGACCGGCTGCGCGCCCGTGCCCGCTGCTTAGGCGTATAAAAGTTGCCGTACACCTTTGGCGTACCCGCTCGGTTAAGTTTCATAGCACCCTACCTCCCATGATGGTATACGCGATTAAATAACCAAGTAGCCCATAAAGGCTAATGATTATGCCGCGGATAAGCCCGCGCTTAATGGCCGCCTTAATCATGCTTTACCTCCAAATAGTTTGGCCGCCCTTTTACCGGTACGTAGCACTTTGCGCATACCGCCAATAGGCCGCCGTTATCGGTTTTAACTATGCGTAGGTACCCATGCTTGGCATTAACCGGGCATAGGTTCCAAAAGGCGCCGCTCATGCATACACCTCCTCGCCATACTCGGCGCCTAGTTCGGCCGCTACCTCGGCGTAGCGCTGCCTAATAAGCGGCTGCAAAATGTTTACCTCGTATGAGCACCAAACCGTGAAGTAATCGCCCTTAATCTCATACTCGGCAACCATCTGTTCGAGCACGCAACGGTCAAGCGCTACAAAGGCAATAAGGTATTTGCCGTCGCGGCGCTTGGTAAGTTTGTAAGCGTTTTTATACGCTCTAATGGAATAGGTTTCGCCGTTACTAAACTTGCCCTGCATTATCGAGCCGCCTTTGGGCTAAGGGCTGCACGCATCAAGCCCCGCACCGCGGTAGCGTGGTTAATGCACGCGCCATAACCGCCCGCAAACAAAGTGTTGGCTTCAAGCCCGCACTTTTCGTCGCCAATGCGGATACCTGCAAGCACCATGGCCGCGGTATGCACGCATACCGGGTCGCTTGGGTTTTTGCGGTTCCACTCAATCGCCGCAACGTTTGCCTTTTCCATTTTTCCTCCTTATCGGCCGCCCCTAGCGGGGCTGTGTATCTCCGATACGTAGACTTTACACCTAACGGTTTTTAGCCGTCAAGCCCCCCCTCATAGGGGCTAGGCAACCCCCCCTCCTGCACCGCCTCAATAACCACTTTTAAGCACGCTTGGCATACGGCTTGGCCCAAAATCCAGGGTATACCGCCTACCCCCGTATTAACGGGGTACTCGTTAAAGCGGTATACCCGCCCAGCCTCGCCGCATACCGGGCATAGGGCGGTTTCGCCCTTATGCTCGGGTACCATCGAGCCTAACCAGGTACTCGGCGGTGGGGCCCTCCTTGCCGAAAAATAGCGCCCATTGCGCGGGGGTACCGCTGGCCGCTAACCACTCTTGGGCGTAGCGGTTGCTGCTCTCAATGCTGGCATTACCCCAAACCGTATGCGCGCCATCGGATAGCACTAACCGCGCGGGCGTATGCCAATGGCCGTAAAACAAAAAGTCGAACGGCTGCACCGATAGGTTCCAGCCCTGCGCCCGCTTTGCAATCGCGTAGTATGGCAACCCAAAAGCGCCACCGCGGAACTGGTCGCCATGTACCAGCATTGCGATTTTACCTCCGGGTAGCGCTAACGTATCGTGCCAATGGCGGCCGCCCATCGTTAAACTCTCGCGCCAATCAACGCGCTTTTCGTTGCGTAGGTGCTCGGCTGCAACGCGGTACAAAATCGCGTCGGCGTTGCTTTCGTTGCTATGGTCGCCAAACCGCCCAAGGCGGCCGTGGTTACCAATCGCGCCGCGCACGGTTACCTTTGGTGCAAGCGCCGCCATTGCTCTTACAAACTGGGCAAGCATGCCCGCGCCCTCAAAAATCTGCACGTACAAACCGCCGCGCTCTACCTCGTAGGCTTGGCTTGGGAAAATGTTCCCGTCGCTCTCAACAAAGTCACCAAGCAATACGCACGCAATCTCCTTAACGGGCGTGCCGTGCAACTCGATAAGCCGCGCTACCTTTTCGGCAAGCAGGGCAATACGCGCCTTGGCGGTTTCTATGTTGTAGGTTTCCGACTGCTTACCTAGTTGCCAATCGCCAAGCAAAATAACCAAGGTTTCGGGCTCGCCCTTTTTGCCCGAGGCTTTGGG